TGGGTTGCAAATAATCCTGCTTATCAAACTATAGAAGATATAGCCAGTCAATGTACCTTGTCGGGGGGTATCACTAGTATAGATTCAATCATTAAGATAACCACAGGTAAAAAGGTGGATATTTACCTTAGCAAGGTAAACTTTGGAAGCACAGCAACTCAAACAGTCACTTTCCCAGTGGGGGTTTTTGATAATGCTTTGACAGTTACTCATGCTAACGTTACAGGTAGAATAAATAATGATTCGGGTGCTTCAATAACAAGCAATATATTAACTATTGTGGCAACCATCAATACAATAAATTCTGATTTTGTCGTGACAGGCTATAATAATTAATATTTATCATGACTTTATTATTGTTTATTTCTAACTTAAAAGCCTCGACAGTCAACGAGTTACTTTTGAGCCTTTGCACTTTGTTAATTGGTGCGATTGTTTTTTTGTCCAAATCAAGAATGAAACTCCAACGTGAAAGAGTAGATAATTCTTTAAAAATGGTTGATTCAGAAAAAAAGGATTGTGAAAAAGAAAAACAACAATGGCAAGAGGCTTATTCAGCACAGATTGATTCTTTAGAAGAACAACGCAAAAGAGATAAGCAAGAAGCAAAAGAAAACATTGAAAGAGTTATTTCTATATTTCAAAGCCAAGTAAAACTTGTACAAGATTCTGCACAGAAAAATCACAACAATCAAGAGCAAAAAATACTTGAGTTAACAAAACAAATTCAAGCTTTAAAAACTATTATTGACAAACTAACCGAAGAAAACAAGAGACTATTACTAGGTTGTGGACATGGTGCTTGTTTCTATAAAAAGAAAGTTTCTTAATGGACTTAATAGGATTATTAAAACAATGGCTTAAATTGCAATGCTTAAAGAAGCAATTAGAGTTGCTTGATTATGAACCTAAATTAATTAGACAAATACAAAAATTAGATGATGAAATTCTCAAAGCTGAAAGTATTATTGATTCTACTGGTGCTAACAAGTTGCACGCTGACCAACTCAGAAAAAGAAAGAAATATCTTACGTTGGCACTCGCAAAGGTTGCCAGTTTTAATGATTCTTGAAAAAGGTAGGCAGTACACTTTTGAGCTTTCAGACGGTAGCTTTATCGAAATTACAGGTAATGGCGAAGTCGTGCATAGTGATGATTCATATTTGCGACTAGTCGAAAAGAGCTTGTAATTTGACAAACAAACAAAACAAAATATAGTAAAAGTATGAGTGATATTAACAAAGATGCAAAAGAAGTAGTGTTAGCAGTTGTAAAAATTGTGTTGGCAGGTTTTGAGGTTATGGAAGACGGAAAAATCGGTTTTGACGATTTATCTAAAATTGGCAAAGTTATTCCCGACATTTTAAAAGGGTTTAGTGGTTTTGACGTGGCTTTGGAGGAATTTAAAGATTTAAATTCAGAAGAATACAAAGAGTTAATTGAGCTTGTAGCTGACGAATTAGCAACCTCTATTGAAGACGAAAAAGTTATCGCTTATATTGAAGTAGCTTTGGAAATTGTATATAGTTTGCAAAAAGCTTTTGAGATTTCAAAAAGCTAATCATGTTTAAATTTTTAAAACGATTATTCTCTAAGAAAAAGGAGGTTAGGGATATTTACAGCGATGTATTTAAGCCCTCCTCTAATTTCAAGGGGGATATAAAACCTAAATTTGTAATACTTCATCATAGTGGAGGTAGTTTTTTTGGGGGTATAGACTGGATTCTATCAAGTGCATCAAGGGTTTCATATCATTGGTTTATTAATAAGGACGGGAATAGGGTGCAATTTGTGGAAAATACAAAAAGAGCTTGGCACGCAGGCAGGTCTGAATGGTTGGGTCTAAACGATTTAAATAGTCATTCGATAGGGATAGCTTTCTCGGGCAACACAAACAAGAGAAGTTTGACTCAGCATGAGATTGATTCATGTGCTATAAAATGTATTGAATTAATGAAAGAATTTGAAATACCTTTTGATAATATTTTAACCCATGCAATGGTAGCACCTAGAAGAAAGAGCGACATAAGTCAAGAGGCGTACATATCTATTTTAAAGAGAATCAAACAATGGTAACGATAGAGGAAGCTTTAATTGAAGCTAAGGCTTCAGCACTTAATAATATTTTAATTGTCCCCACAATTATAGTAAAAGATTCAAGTGGCGAGCTAGACCCTATTTATATCGTTCGAGATACAAAAGGACATGATTTTATAATTGATGATAATACTACTCAATATTTTGAGCCAGTGGCTTTTGATTTTTCTTATCCTTTGGGTAATTCAGATGGCTACAAGGCAATGACTTTCAAGGTTGACAACGTTGATGAAAGATTAAGAAATTACATAGTCAAAGCTAAAAAAACAGAATTTGAGATTACTTTGACTTATAGAGACTATATAGTAGAAGAACCTCAAGTTTTACAAGAGAGGTTGCCTTATATTATGATTCTTTCTGATTTAAATATCAATACTTTTGAGGTTACAGGGCAAGCAATTTCAAGGGATTTTAATAATAAGTTTTGTTTTGACAAGCTTTATACTACAAGCAAATATAAACCGTTAGCAAACTGATGAGCTGGTCAAATAAATATTTAGGAATAGGATTCAATGATAAGTTTGAGGGCTTTGATAGAGATATTGACTGCTGGGGGCTAGCGTCTTTGATTTATTTAAGAGAGCTAAACACTAAACTAGATATTTACAGCGATATAAAATGGCATGAAAGCGACAGAATAGCTAAACAAATCAATGACGAGAAAAACGAAAACAAATGGCTAAAAGTTGAGAATCCTATTGACTTTGATTTAGTGGTATTAAGTAAAAAGCAAGGAGCTAATCACTTAGGTATTTATATTGATGGGGGTTATATATTGCACACTTCAAGAAAGATAAAAAGCCAAGCAGTAAAAATAAATGATTTAAAGCTCAATGGGTGGCAGACAATAGACTTTTATAGATATAATGATTAATTTAGAATATTACGAAAACGCACTAGATAAAGAGCCTTCAAAGCAATTAATAGTTCAAGAGGGCGATATATTGGGCGATGCTATAAGAGCTTTAACTGGTCATGATAATCCTATCCACCCTATCATATGTTTGATTGGTAAAGATGACTGTATTTTACAAAAAGAATGGGATTCTCATAAAATATCGAAAGATATTAATTATAAGATAGTTAGGCAAATGGGCGATCCAGGAACTATCATATTGGCTATTGTTGCAGTATTTTCAGCATACACTTATTTAACAATGCCAAAGCCTAACTTAAACGCAGTTAGCTCACTACCCGAACCCGAGCCATCATTTTGGAAAAAAGGTCAATCCAATCAAAATAAACTAGGTCAATCTATGGAGGGTTCATACGGTAGATGTCGTATTTATCCGTCTTACTCAGCTTCTACTTTTAACGTTTCAGTTTCAAATAATGACGTTCAATATCAGCAATTTAATATCGGCTATGGCTATTATGATGTAGAAGAACCACAATTTGAGGACACTTTCTTTTCTAATTTTGAGGGTGTTGAGTATCAATTCACAGAGCCAAACGTCACGCCTAATTTATTTAGTAACAATGTTGTTACTTCTTCAGAGATTAGTAATATAGAGTTATTTGCTACAAATGATAATAATTACGTAGGCTTTTTAGGTCCTTATACGGTTAACGAAGCAGGCACTTTATGCAACAGAATCGAGTTAGATTTTTTCTTAAATGGTCTCTATAAAAATGTAGAGAATGTTCTTTATGCTAATTCTGTTAGATATGTTGCAGAATATCGAGAAATAAACGATAATGGCACACCTATTGGGAGTTGGCAAACTTTAGTAAATAAAAGTAAAACAGCCTCCACAGTTGATACTATTAGATTTAGTGAGAGCAAAGCAGTCCCAGCAGGCAGATATGAAATAAGAATAAGGAGAGGTAACACTAGTACCTTAAAATTCTCAGATGCTGATAAATTGATTTTTGCAGGCTTAAAAGGATATTTAAAATCAGAGAGCGATTATTCAAGAAATACGCATCTAAGCGTTAAAGCAGTTGCTACAAATAATCTAAATGATTCAGTATCAAATCGAATAAACTTATTCGCTACAAGAAAATTACCAATTTGGGATAAATCAACGCAAAGTTGGAGTGAGCCACAACCTACAAGGTCGCCAATTTGGGCTTTTATTGATGTAGCTAAAAATAAGTATTACGGTGGGGGCTTAAAAGATGAATTTTTAGATTTAGATTATTTGGCTGATATTGCTCAAGAGTGGGAAGCTAAAAAGATTTACTTTGATTTTATCTTTGAGCAAAAAGCGTCTTGCTGGGATATATACAAGCTTATCTTGCGAGTTGGTGGGGCAGTACCTATACAAAAAAGAGGGATTTTATCTATAGCTATTGACGAACCTCAAATGGTAGCAAGTGAAATATTCAATGAATCTAACATGATTTCAGCCTCTTACTCGATACGCAATAAAAAAGAATCAGATTATGACGGCGTTCAAATAGTTTATACAGATTCTAAAACTTGGAATGCAAAAACAGTTGACTGTTTAGTTGGTTCTGACAAAGGCGAGAATTTAGAGGTAATTCAACTTGCAGGGGTGGTTGATAGAAATAGAGCCTATCAAATAGGGATGCAAATCCGTCAAGGTGTAGTCTCAAATAATCAAACATTTAAACTTAAAACGACAATGCTGGGCGAGCTAGTGTCTTACGGCTCTTTAGTTATTATCGACCATTCAATATTATGCAACAAAGCACAAAGTGGCTATATTAAGAGCATAGAGGGCGACATATTAACTCTTAACAAAGATATAACAATCGAAGCAAACAAGAGCTATACCGTTAAAATACGTGGCAAGAAAGGCGAACAAAACGGTGCTTTCTTTTTCACTAAGATAGATAATAATAAAATTCAAATAGAAAACTTTGTCGATGTTTACGATATTGACGACTTTAAAGAGATTAAGCCAATTTACGTAATAGAAGAACAAGGAGACTCACAAGCCTATTTTAAAGTCATGGATTTAACGCCTAGTGGCGATAGAGAAGTGGAAATAACTTGCGTTAATTATGATGACAAAGTTTATTCATATAGCAACGCACAAGCACCAAGTGAAAATGTTGAAGAATTCCAATCCACACCATTAGCACCAGTTGTTACAGGGTTAACTGCGTCAGTAATTACCAACAATCCAAACGCAATGCTAGTATCATGGAATCCAACAAGTGGGGCAAATACTTACTATTTAGAAAGTTCAGTAAATGGCGATTTTTACACGCAAGTAATAAATTCGAATGTCACTAGCTATATCTTGCCAGTTAGTGAAGACTATTTATTTTTAAGAGTTTCAGCAGTTGGGGTTTATCAAGGTCAATATGACTATTGGCAAGGTGCAGTAGGGGCAAATGCTTTGCTTGGGTTGCCCTCTAATGTTTGGAATTTTGATTTACAGCAAGATTTTGAAGATGACTTTTTCACGATTGACTGGGAACAAGCACCTTTAGCAGATGAATACACCCTAGAAATTTACGACACTAATAATTTAAGTACGCCCTTGCGTACGGAAACAGGAATCACAAGCTTAGATTATAGTTATACTAGTGCATTCATGCTTGCAGACGGTGGAGAAACTAGAGAATTCACAATAGACATTGAAGCTCAAAATACAGCTGGTTCAAGCTCAAATAAGACAAGGCTTGAAATATCAAACGCCTTGCCAGCTCAACCTTCTCAAGTATTACTAAATGTTGTTAATCAGAACGGTAACGATTATGAGATTGAAGCGACTTGGTTGGGTGGCGATGAAGCAGACTTCAAAGAGTTTAAAGTTTATGCTAGCAGTACTCAAGGATTCACTCCGGCAATATCAGAGCTAATCACTACAACAACAAGCAATACAGCTACAATAATAGCCACACTAACAAGTCCTAGCACTCATTATGTAGTGATAAGCTCAAGCGATGTTTGGACTGCTGAACAAGTATTTTCAGCAGAAGCCTCTATAACTATTTAATAGAGTAAAACCTTTTAAATCGTTTGATTTGAATTTCTAAAGCTTCGTAATTAGTACGCTTGTTTAATATATTATGTGCTTCATCTAGCCAAGCTACTTTTACTTCATCATCTTGATTAGGTAAATAATAGTTTTCTATACATTTCCAAACTTTAGCAAGTTTACTGCCTTCTCTTGGTCGCTCGATTTGGTTTTGCCATTTAGGCAACTTCACAGTTGCTTTTGTTGCCTTTTTTGTTGCTTTCTTTTTAGTACTCATACAATAGATAATAAAAGAGTTTTAAAAAATGTCAAATAATGCAAATTAAGTAGTTGACAAAACAAACTGGGTAACATATAACAAAGAAGAGTCAAGGCAAACTTGGTTTAAACTTAATTAAATATTATGAATAAAAATATCATTAAATTAGCAAAAAAAGACATTGCTATTTTGGACAAAATGGAGGGGCTTTATAACTGTACAGACTTTTCGGGTTGTTTCGCGAGCGATATGCTTAGAGAAATCAAAGATCAAAGAGAATATCTTAGGGGGCTTATCAATGAACATTAAACATATAACAAGAAAAACCCTCAGATTTTTTTGAACTCAATTAAACATTATGAAAAAACTAAAAGCAAACGAAATATTGGAAGCAAACACTAAAGCCTTAATACAAGGGTTACCACTTCCCCACACAAAACAAGAGCATAGCAATGCAAATGGATTTAATGCTTATGAAGCTCGATGGTGGAATTTAAAATTACCACACGCAGAACAATACACTAAACAAGAACATAGTGAAGCAAAAGAATTTAATGCTAGAGAAGCCCAATGGTGGAATAGAGACTTACCCAAAGCAGAACAATACACTAAGCAAGAGCATAGCAACGCAGATGAATTTAATGCCTTTAAAGCTCGATGGTGGAATTTAGAATTATCACAAGCAGAGCAATATACTAAACAGGAGCATAGCAATGCAAAGGGATTTGATGCTAGCGAAGCAATTTGGTGGAATAGAGACTTACCCAAAGCAGAACAATACACTAAACAAGAACATAGCAACGCAGATGAATTTAATGCCTTTGAAGCTCGATGGTGGAATTTAGAATTATCACAAGCAGAGCAATATACTAAACAGGAGCATAGCAATGCAAAGGGATTTGATGCTAGCGAAGCAAACTGGTGGAATAAAGACTTACCACAAGCCGAGCAATATACACAAGAAGAAATTCAACAATTAGAAAAATAATATTATGAAAAAACTAAACATACAACTAAAAGGCGAAATTACCTCAAGCAATTTTGAGGGGGTAAAAATGGAGCTATTAGAGAGAATTGATAATATACCGACTAACCTAGTCTGTGATGCTGATTTTGAACAAGCGAAGGAGCATATTAAATTACTTGGAGAAGATGAAAAGACTTTAAAGAAAGGTTTAAATGATGCTATTTCTCACTTTCCAGAATTGCAGGAGCTAAAACAAGGAGTTGAAGAAATTGCTGAAAAAGCTAGGCAAAAAAGATTGTCATTAACAAAGCTAAGTGAAGTAGAGAAACAAAAAGCAAAAGATTTAATAGTCTCTAATTTAGCAAGTTCTGTGGCTATTGAATATCAAAACGAAGTAAAAGGTCGTATAACTTCAATGATGAAAGGTAAAAGCTCTTTATCTAAAATTGAAGAAGAAGGGAAAGAACTGGTTTCTGATTTCATTAATCAACTCAAACAAAACTTACAGCTTATTGATTCTTATGTATCAAAATATGGTAAAATCGTTTGCCCTAATGCTCAAGGTTTGGCAATTAAGGAATATTCAGAAGTCAAAAACAATCTTGAAAGCCAAGTTCAACTAATCGAAAACAACAAGCTCAAGCAAGAAGCTGAAAGATTAGCAAAAATGGCACGAGAGAAATCACAAGAAGAATCACACAAAGAGAATATTGAGCAAGGTAATTATCAAGAGGTAACTCCTTTATTTGAGCAAGATGTCATAAATAAAAACAAAGAAACTCAAAACGATGATTTCATGGATTCAGAGCTTGAGGAATTTGAGGGAAAAATAATTAAAGCATTACAAGAAATAGTCGTAGCAGGTTCTTACTTGCAAAACTTAGAAAATATTAAAAAATTCAATCAATTTAAAGCACTAGTAAACGATGCGTACAATAATATATATAACCGATAAACTAATAAAAATCTTGACTTTTTGTCTTGTTACCCTTTTATTTGTCACGTTGTTTTTTTACGATGATTTAAGTAAAATCAAAATAGAAAATAATAATAATATAATTAAAATAATAACTAAATAATATGAGTGAAATTATCCAATACCTAGAAAAAAAAGAGACTAAAGAGCATTTTTCAACATTGCTACCTAGCACTTTAAGCGTTGACAGCTTTGTTTCTATTGCTAAAAATCAATTTACAAAGAACCCACAGCTGGCTCTATGTAGTACTAATAGCTTAGTTGAAAGCATTAACTTAGTTGCAGAGCTTGGAATCGCACCAAGTGCTAACTTAGTTCATTTAATACCTTATAAAAATAAGTGCTCAGTCATTATTGATTATAAAGGATTAGTTGAGATTATTAATTCAGACCCTGAAGTAGATATAGTTCACGCTTTGACAATTCACGAAAACGATGAATTCACGCACAGCATGGGAGAGGTTATAAATCACACTTGGAACTTTGGAGGCGACAGGGGAGAAATCATCGGTGCTTATGCTTATATCAAAAAAACAAACGGTACCAAGATTTTTGAAATGATGAACACTCAAGAGATTGAGGCAATCAGAAACGAATCGAATGCTTATAAATGTGCTGACAATAAAAGCGAAACAATTTGGCACAAACACAAAGCCGAAATGTTTAAAAAAACAGCAGTAAGGAGACTTACTAAATGGGTCAAGCTTAGTTTCAGAACCATGCAATCGATTGAGAAAGTTGATGAATCAGATTTCTCAAGCTATCAAGAAAAACCGAAAAAAGATTTATTTTCTCAACCAGTTGCAGAAACTAGTGCAAATCAAGATATTATTGATGTCGAAAGCGTTGAAACTCCTATGGCAACAGCAGACCAAGTCCGACAGCTAAATGAGATATTTGAGGCAAAGCAAGTAGATGCTCGAAAAATTAGAGAATCACTAGCTAAAAAAGGAGTCACAGATATAACGGAGCTGACTTATAGCCAAGCTCAAGCATGGATTAATAAGGCAAATTAAAATTATGGACAAGATTAAATTTGAGTTGAACGTATTAAAAGCCCTTGAAATAACTCAAGACTATTTTGGGGGGGCATATATCGAGGAAGATTTAATCAAAATGATTCAGAATAAAAATCGAGAAAATCAAAAGATAGTAAATAAATTTTATCTTGAATGTGATAAAATAGGACTGGGAGCAGATAATTTTAAGAGAGTTAATAAATTGCTAAAAGTAAAATGAATAAAAACCAAATCGCTTTAGAGTTTACACTTGAAAACGAGGATTGGCTTAGTTCAGCAGAATTAAAAAAATCACTTGGCTGGAGTTATTCAAAAATAAAAAGAATAGCTAAATCAATGAATGGCGAAGTAGCTCGAATTAACAAAGATTATAAGCTAACAAGAAATTTATCAAAACAAGATATTGAAGAAATAAACAGTTTTTTCTGTGGCGAGATAGAAATATTTCAAACAGAACTCAATAACATTAAATTAAAAATAAAAAATGAGTAATGAAACGATAGTAAAAGGTAAAATTCATAAAATTATGGATACGGTGGTTTTTGAAAGTGGTTTTCAAAAAAGGGAGTTTGTAATTGAAACATTGAGCGAATACCCTCAAATGATTAAATTTGATATTCTCAAAGACAAAGTCAATATTTTAGACAGCTACAAAGAGGGCGACCTGGTGGAGTCTTATTACAATATCAACGGTAATGAGTATCAAGGCAAATACTATGTCAATCTAACCTGCTGGAGACTAAACAAAGAAGAAGGTCAAACAGCACCAGCAACAGAATCAAAAGTTCAAGTTGTTGCTGATGATGACGACATTCCTTTTTGATTAAATTTAGTGATGTTTCTAATCTTAGGAGCATCACTTTTTAAACCTTTATTTCAAAAGGTTGACAATAAGCTTGTTTATGCATAGCTTATTAATTACTTCGCTTTAACTGTATTTTTGCGTTGTTTTTATTTACTAAATGGGGGGAGGTTTAAGCCATATGCTTAAATCTAATACAGTCCCCCCACCTTATACAATTATGAAATATAAAATTAAAAGAGCCCAGTCATTTTCGATGATACCAAACGACATACTGCGAAGCACGACGCTAACAGCTAAAGCAAAGGTGCTTTGGTGCTTCATAAATGGCTGTTCAGAGGGCTTTGACTTATCTTGCAGAGGAATAGCTAAAGCAATGAAAGAAGGTGCAGAGGCAGTTAATAAAGGGCTACAAGAATTAGAGGCACAAAACCTACTAATTAGAACAGAAATTAGAGGCGATTTAGGCAGAGTTGAAGGTGTTGAATATCATATATTTCATTCACCGTGTACTGAAAACCCGTATACGGGAAAACCGTGTACGGAAAACACGCACAATATAAAAGAAAAAAGAAAAAATATAGAGAGTTCTAACGAACTCTTGTCTATTTCTAGCGAAATAAACGAAAATGAAACTAATTTAAACAAAAATAAAACTAATTTAAATGATTCAATAAATGAACTTTGGGAACTATCTCCAAAGCTCTATCGTTCAAGAACTTCAAAAGCTCAAGTTAAATCAGCATTGCAAAAACAAATGAAGAATAATTCAAAACTAGATGAAATAATAAACGGATATAAGGCTTATTTGTCACAAAAAGAGCAAATAAAAGAAAATGGCAAGTATTGTGTGGCTCTACATAGGTTTATTTTACGCAGAATGTGGGTAGATTTGTCTTTTCATGAGAAATATGAGCAAGTACCTCAAAAGGAATCAAAATGGGCAAAGGGAGCAGTTTCTGTGCAAAGTTGAACAGTTGCAAAATAGGAAACAGTTAAAAATTAAAAAAAATTATGAAAACTAAATATTTAAAAATAACAAACGAAGACAATATGGAGCTGATGGCTAGATATGAAGATAATTACTTCGATTTAGCAATAGTTGACCCCCCTTATGGGATTGATATTAATAAAAGTGGTAGATTAGGGCATTATGGAGGTAAAGGCAAAAAATGGGATAATGAAACACCTAATGAAAAATACTTTGCTGAACTTGAAAGAGTAAGTAAAAACCAAATTATTTGCGGTGCTAATTATTTTTTAGAATACCTTTACTCAAGTAAAAGTTTTATTTGTTGGGTTAAAAATAATCCCGCTCCTAATTTTGCACAGGCCGAGTTTTTATGGACATCTACAAATGTAAACGGAAAAGTTTATGATAGTGGTAAGCAAATACAACACGAAATTATGCGTGAAGGAGGTAGCATACACCCAACACAAAAACCAATAAAACTTTATGAATGGTTATTAATGAATTATGCAGAGAAAGGAAATAAGATATTAGACACGCATTTAGGAAGTGGCTCTATTGCTATTGCGTGTCATTATGCTAAGTATCACTTAACAGCTTGCGAGTTAGACGAGGATTATTATAAGCAAGCTTGCAAGAGAATAGAAAATGAAACAGCACAAATGACTTTATTTTAATATTATGAAAAACAACAAAATAGACGAGTTACTAAACAGAGAGCCTAAGCGTAAATCTTGCCCTAGTTGTTTTAGAGGGTTTTATTCTGTTTACTTTGAGAATGAGAAAGAGATTTGCACCAGTTGCAACGATTTAATGATTCAAGAAAAAGAAAAAGCTGAATTTTTAATCATGAAAAATTATTTTAGCTATGAATCGTATGATTTAAGCCTGCCTTATCTTGATACAGATATTAATCATGCTGATTTTAATTTAAATTTATACAATAAAATAAAAAAAGAATGGGATAGCTCTAAAACTTGGCTTGGAATAGTTGGAGAAGCTGGAGAAAGTAAAACAAGGATAGCTTGCTTGCTAGCAAATAAATATTTTGAAAATGTTGTTTTTGCAAATTCTTTGAATATAAAGAAAGCCTCAATTAATCAATATAGCAATAATCAAGGAGAATCAGACCAAGCTTGCAGTTTTTTAAGAAAGCTTAAAAATGCAAAAGTTTTAATTATTGACGATTTAGGGAAAGGCAATTTAAACAAAGCTTACATTGACGAAATTTATTTAATCTTAGGTCACAGGCTAGATTTTAATTTAGTCACGATATGGACTGCGAATACCTGCCCTACCTTGCGTTTTAGCGATGATATTTGCGATGATGATATTACAAATGCACTGCACAGGAGATGTTTAGAAAACACGCATAAATTTAATGTAAATTAAAAGTTGACAAAACAAGTTTAAGACTTTAGATTGGCTTTACATTTAACAACTAAATAATATGAACAACAGACAACAGGTGGAAGCTTTTTCAATAGAGCTAGAAAAACTATTAGTATATTTCAAAGATGAATTTGAACTAACTTACTTTGAGATTGTGGGCGTTTTAGAAGTACACAAATTAGCTGAATTTCAGAATATGATTGAGCTTACAGAGGACGATAATTTTTAACTAAATAATTATGGACATAGACGAAATAGAAGACGAGATAGCAGAGCTTGAGAAAGCTTATGATGAAGAAGTCGGAACGAATGTCGATAGCGATGGAAGCATTTATGACAGACTAGATGAACTTTATGAAATTAGGAGAGATATTTTAAATAAATGATTATTAAAAATAAAAAAGAAGTAGGCAAGATTATTAATTTTTTAATGGAAAGATGGGAGACTCAATCTCAAAGAGCAATGAACGCTGAATCTTTACTTTTTGACTTAACTAGAATGAGTTTTATTAAGTACTTAATGAGTAGAAAAAAGATAGTTAATTATCTTAATTCACTAGACTGTAAGGGATATGAGAAAATTATGTGGTTTCTTAAAGGTGAGGAATAAAGAACTTTAGACGAACTTTAGACGAACTTTAGAGATAAATAAAATTATGATTACATACGAAGAATATTTTTGCTTAATAAATCCTAGCATTTACGTTTACTTGGAGGGTCAACTCGTGGGAGAAATTGAATACGACAGTCAATCGCAATACGTTTTATATATAGATATACTTAGTGATGATGTGATACATAAAGCAAATTCATTAACAAAAATGAAGGAAATTTTAGAAAATTGATTATGATTACATACGAAATAGGTTATTGTTTTGAGCGTGAGTATCACTATGTTTACTTAGAAGGCGAGAAGGTAGGATTTATAGTTTTAGACTATACTAATGATGATAAGTGCTACTATTATTTAGAAGGAGCTAGTGACTTCATATATGAGACTAACACTTTAGACGAGATGAAGGAAATTTTAGAGAATTGATTATGGAAAGAGAGATTAAATTTAGGGCGTGGAATAAAGATGGTGGACGTATGATTATACCTACATTGTGTGAGTATAATGATATAAATGACGAGATAGCCAATGCTCAAGAAGACGGATTAGTTTTCATGCAATACACGGGAATCAAAGACAAGAACGGAGTTGAGATTTACGAAGGGGATATTTGTAAATGCTACTCAGAATGTGAAACTTATATAGATGTTGTGCAATACTTAGATAGCGATAATTACCCTGCGTTTGACTTAAAATTAGAAATTGGTTGCGATTGTAATCACTTATCGTTTTTTACTTCACATGGAGAAATAAAAGTAATAGGCAACAAATACGAGAACCCTGAACTTTTAGAAAAATAAATATTATGACACCAAAACAAGCAATAGAAATACTAGAAAGGCACAATAGATGGAGAAGATGCGACAAAGTTCCGAATAGCTACGAAATGGAAAAACCTACCGAATTAGGCATTGCGATTGATGTGATTGTTAGTAAATTCAAGGATAAGAATTAGACAATAAAACATTGAAATTTAAAGAATAAATTTGACTTTTCATTTTTTTCTTGACATGAACTAGACACTATAAGTATAATATTAAAACTAACTAACCAATGAATAAAAAGAACTTAAATAATAAAAACGCAAAGAAAGAG